CCGCCGCCTGCAACGCCGATAGGAGCTGCAACGAGAACGCATTGCGCGCGTTAGGATCGGGGATCAGCCTGTCGAGGACGGGGCCCATGGCTCCGAGGAGGGCTGCAATGATGGCTGGCATCAGAGAACTCCTGCGCGTTGCATGCCGTCGGCGATCTCGTTGCCCTCGTACGGCATGCCGCCGCACTCGACGCGAATAATGCCGTCGATGATCGAGAACATGACACCGGGATTGCGGATGTCGACCGGCTCGTCAGGCGACTTGCCGACGCGGTTGGCGACGTTGGCAATGTAGGTTTCGGTGTTGTTCTCGTTCGGCGGCGCCCACCGATTGATGTAGTCGCGCACCGAACGGCAGCCTAGCCGATCATGATACGCCAGCAGGTTCTTGGTCATGGCGCGAATGCCCATCTCGGGGTTCTCGAAAACGCAGAAGCGGCCATGCGTTAGTTCGACGCGCTGGATATCGTTTTGGCACTGGTGAACGTCGCGAATCTCGCCGTTCCACGGCGGCTCGCTGCGGTCCATGTTGCCGGGGTTGTTGTTCCTGTAACCGCGCGTCTGTTTCGGGTCGATCATGGCTTGTCGGCCTTGTCGTCGAGCTTGTCGTAGATGCGCTGGAACATCGTCTCGATATGTTTCATCGTATTGCTGAAGTCGTCCTTGTTGACATACGTCTTGGGCAAGTCAACTTCGATGGCGTGCATGTCCTTGCGCAATTCCTTGACGGCGTCCCACACCTGACGCGCAAACCAACCAACGCCAGCCAACGTGGCGGCGAAACTGACATTGATGAGGGTTTGCGCGTCAAGCATGGTTCTCTCTACGCGGCTTCGGCGGCTTCGGGAGCCGGCGGGGCGAACTGGGCGTCGCCCTGCGCCTTGATCTTGCCGATCAAGGCAGCGACTTCGCCAAACGGTCTTTGGCCAAGTGCCGACAACAGGTAGTTCACTTCGCGCGCCGTCAGGCTCAAGTTAATGACCTGATCCAAGGGGTCTGCGGGTTCTGTCATAATGTCCTCCTCACGGTTGTAGAGCGTTTCTTATACCACATCAAACGATGCCCAGCAGCGACTTCAGGTCGTCTACCGTCAACCCGGCAGCGACAAGTTTTTCCGCCGGCGTGACCTTCGGCGGCGGCGCGTTGACCTTGGCGAACCAGTCAGCCAGTTCGCCGCTCGCGTCATCGAGCGCCTCAGTTGCGTAGTCGGGCTGCATGTCCTGATGCGCCGACGCGATTACGCCGTCTTCACGGCGGTGAACGTACCAAATGCTCATACTCCAATCTCCGTGATGATAATGCTCGACGCCATGGTCCCACCGAACCGGCGAGTGCCGCCTTGGCCGTTGAACGTAATGGTGCCAGCACCGTTAGGTCCGATCCTGACCTTGAACGTGGTGGACGACGTCGTGCCGGACGTCATGACGTAGTTGATAACAAGCGGGATCATGTTGCTCGCAGGATTCGAATGCGCGCTCGTCACCGCAAGAGCGTTGGCTGTCGTGTCCTGAAACAGCGCAGCACTGACCACATCGGCTGAAGAGTCCGACACGATGGCGACAACCGAGATCAGCAACTTGCTGGTCGCGCTCTTCGGCGTGATCGCGAGCGACATGTACTGGTCGCCCTCGGTGTTCTGCGGGATCGTGTCGTCGAAAGGAATGACCGTCGTGCCGGTCGCGACGGCCCCGGTGATGGTACTTACTACCTGCTGCACCGCCACGCGATCCACATACGCCGTCGTGGACAAGCGCGTGCTGTTGTTGACCTGCGATTGCGTTGTGCCGGTCGCGTTGCCGCTGCTGTCGATGCTGACGCCCGTATTGCCGCCACCCTGAAGCGCGAGCGTGCCGCTGCTGTCGGCGGTCTGGATGATGCCGCCGCCGCCTGCCGTGGAGGCGTTGATGGTGGAGGTCATGTGCCGATCTCCTCTACCATCATAAACGACTGGCAAGTTGCGTTGAACAGGCCATTAGTGGAAGAGCCGTTGAAGTAAGAAGTCCCGCTGCCGTTTTGGCCCGCACGAAACTTGAACGTGGTCGAAGATGTGGTGCCGCTCGTCATGTAGTGAACCACGGAAAGGATCGAGCCCTGATTTGCTTGAAAATAAGTGTAGCCAGAAGCAAGAGCATTGGCGGTAGTGTCCTGAAAAATAGCGCCGCTGATAACGTTAGTTCCTAAACTCCAAAAATAACCGAGCGCGGTTATTCTTAGTTTACTGGTTGAACTTTTGGGCGTGATCGTCACCGACATGAATTGATCGCCCTCGGTATTCTGAGGGATTGTGTTGTCCCACGGCATTGCCGTAGTGCCGCTGGCATATCCGGTAGACGCAGTGAATACGACTTGCCGCACCGCCTCAGATGTAAGCGCCACCGTGCCGGTCGTCGCAGGCATCGTCAGCGTCGTGGTACCAGCAACCGCCGTCGGCGTGAGCGTGATCGTGCCGCTCGTCGCGCCGGTCAGGATAACAGAGCCGGTGCCGGGAACGGTAAGGCCAGAGGTGCCGTCGATAGTTGTTGCCATGTGCGCCTACAGCTTCGCTGCGTCGTTAAAAAAAGTTTGAAGCTGGTCTGGCGTCATGCCCAATCCATTTGGGGGCGCGGTTGTTGCCAGAGCCACCAGTTCCGGGTCGGCGATGTTGAACGTCGCCGCGCCATACCAGAGTTCCATGATTAGACCGCCCGCAGCCGTGACAAGCTGTTGGGCCGTTGCAAGTTGCCCCTCTACGTTAAGCTGTCGCTTGAGTTGGGCGTTGGTGATAACCTTGACGTTAGCCATCGCAATGAGGGCAACGTCGATGTCCGCCTGCGTGGGCGGCGTGAAGCCCTGCGGCAACGGATCATCGTAGCGCACGTTGGCGAGCGTACCGTCTACGTCTGCGAAGTTAAGCGTGGGCCAGAGGTATTGGATGGCCTGTGTGAGAGTAGACATTTTAATACCCCTAAATTGTCACGGCCGCAGCGAGCGACTGCCACTGGGTAGTCCAAACCGTAGTTGGATTTCCCGTGCCATACGAAGTCGAGGAAGCGCCGCCTGTGTTGAATTCCATGGCCTGCAAGTAATGGAACCCGAGGGACGGGTTGAACGACGTAGTAAGCTGCTGGGTTTGTGCTGCGGACACGTTCCACATTTCGCTCGTCACAGTCGGAGTGGCGGACGTGCTGTCCCTGTTGACGGCAATGCCGTTGGCAGTTGCACCGACCCACAACACGCAAACATACGTGTCTACTTCCACTTCGCCGAGCCCATCGACGTAGTTCAGCCGGTTGCTCGTGCTGTTGTTCATCGAGCGCCACGTCGAGGTCGTGTAAGACCAAGAGGACGTGCTGTCTTGCGACAGGAGAGAGGCGCGGACACGGTTATAAGCGTTAAACACATCCACGCGAGCGTTACCGCCGCCAGCAGCCGCAGCGGGTGTCGGGTTCCAGTTGACTTGAGATGACCCGTCCGTCCTGACTGTGCCGACATAGGTGCCTACACCAGCGCCCGGGCCATTCGAGATGGCGACGGTGTTCGTGTAGATGCCGTTGGTCATCGTCAACTGCGTCGTGTTGGCTCCCGTGCCACGCGCCGTATCAGAAGTCCATGCTGGACCACGAGTTAGAGTGAGCGTGCCGCTGTTGGACCACACGAACAGGTCGTAGTTGGAGTTGGTCGTGGTGGCGGCAGGACCAGCGTTTCCGGTGCTGCTGTTGGTGGTGACGTTGCTTAGCTCGCTGAACAGAAAGTGTGACCATTTCGATCCGTCGTAGATCGGGATTGTCGCGCCAACATACGGCGTATAGTAGATCGTTGTTTTTGCCGTCTGCGCTGAAGTCATTACCGGCACGCCGGTAGCAAGCGTAAGACGCCCTTGAGGAACAACAAGTGAGTTACCCGAGCCGAGCATCACGCCTGTTGCAGACGGCAGTGTAACTGTCACGCTGCCCGCAACCGCAGGCGCGGAGAGCGTAACGCTTCCGCTGGTGTCACCTGATACAACAACAGAACTCATAGAACCACCCACTTGCTTCCGGCAGAGACAGTGACCGTCTTGCCTGATGCGACAGTAATCGGACCGGCGCTGGTGCCGCTGTAGCCCGACGCGATTGTGTAGCTCGCCGCCACCGTCTGATTATTGACGACGATGCCGTTACCGGCGATGGGCACTGTCGAGGTCAACTCTCCCGTAGACGGCTTGTACAGAAGATTGGCGTTGCCGGTATAAATGGTTGTTGGCGTGCCGGAAGTCGCAGCAGCAAACAGCGGATAAAGATTGCTTGTTGTAGTGGTGTCGTTAGATATGGACGCGCCAGACGTAAACGACGCCCACGTTGCCGTTGTACCGTTCGACTGCAGGACGTAACCGTTCGCGCCAATGGCAAGGCGCGTGGCGCTGTTAGTGCCGTTGCCGATGATAAGGTCGCCGGTTGAGGTGATGGGCGAAAGCGCGTTGAACCCTGCCGAAGCTGTAGCCTGCCCTGTGCCGCCATTGGCAATGGGAACCTGCGCGTATTCACCCAGCGTACCGGCGTTGTCGTACAGTACGCGCGTGGTCGTGCCGCCCGTTACGGTCGTAGTTCCTACCGCAACAGACGATGCCGCTGCCGTAATGGTGCCGCTGCCACCAAGAGAGATGCTGGTGCCATTTACGGTAATAGACGAATTGGTCAGCGACGAATTGCCGATATTTGACAGAGTGTTGTCCGCGCCGCTGATCGTCTTGTTGGTCAGCGTGTCTGTCGTAGCTTTGCCAACCAGCGTATCTGTAGCGGCGGGAAGCGTAAGCGTTCCGCTGGCAACCGCCGATGCTTTCAACCCCGTTGTGCCGCTGGTTGATCCCGCAAATGTCGGGGTTCCGGTAAGAGCCGGTGAGCCCGTCAGCACTACTGATCCAGTGCCGCTGATGGCGTATTCGCCTACAAGGCCGCCGTTGTCGTACAGCACGCGGCCTGTGGTGCCGCCCGTGATGGCGGTGGTGCCGACAACCAGCGAGGAATTGTTGACGCCAGCGACAGAGAACGTCCACGCGGCGTAGGTGCCGCTGCCGCCCACCGTGTCTACGTCAACCGTCAAGCTGGTGCCAGAGAACGCCGTGATGACGCCCTCCATCCAGTTAGACGGAGTGGTCGTGTAGGCCACGCGAACGCGGGTGCCGACCGTGAAGGCAGACGACGTAGACGGCGTAGAGACAGTGAACGTCTTGCTGCCCGTGCCGATCAGCGTCGAGGTCGTGCTGGTGAGGTTGTAGTAGCCGATGCCGATCTGCGGCTGACTGGTAACGACAACAATCACGCCCGGAATTACCGGAGTGGTCGGCGTAGTCCCGGCGGGATAGGTGTGGATGTAGACCGTGGGGTCAGTCGTCGCCCACGCCATCTCAATGTAGTCACCCGCCGCAAGCGTGATCGTGAACGCGACGGTTGCGATCAGGTTTCCGTTAGTCCCGCCATGCTTGTTCGGGATGCTCCACTGGCTGTTGCTATCAGCGACATCGCTGCCGTTCTTGCGGAACCAGACTTCAGCATCGTGTATCTGCGTGTCGCTGTTCACGAACTGGATCGACGGCGTGAACGTATAGGTTCCCGCGTTCGCAACCGTGATGCGCGACAGGTAGGTGCCGTTGGTGACAATCGAGACGCCGTTGGCTTCCGCCACGGTTCCGACGCGCATCACATACGCGGTCGTCGTGCTGGCCGCCGTCTGGTCCGCGCCAGCGTCATAGAACGCGCCGTAGTAGCCGGTTGAGCCGACGCCGCTGCTACTAATTGTCGTCCAAGTCGGGGTGCCTGCACCCGTGGACTGGAGGTACTGGCCTGCCGTGCCTGCGGCGGTGAAGGCGTACTTGGTGCCGTCGCCAAAGGCCACCGCGCCTGCGGTCGGCGTGGCCGTGCTGTTGGTGCCGCCGTTGGCGATGGCAAGCGTACCGCCCAGCGTGATCGCGCCGGTCGTCGCTGTGCTGGGCGTCAGGCCCGTCGTGCCGCCGCTGAAGCTGGTGACGCCTCCGGTCGATGCGGCCCACGTTGCCGTCGTGCCATTGCTGGTCAGGACGTAACCGTTGGTGCCAATGGGCAGGCGCGTGGTGCTGCCCGCACCATTTCCAATGATCAGATCGCCGGTCGTCGTGATGGGCGAGAGCGCATTGAACGCCGCGCTGGCCGTCGTCTGGCCTGTCCCACCGTTTGCAATCGGCACTGCCGACAGATTACCCAGTACGCCAGCATTGTTGTAGAGAATGTACCCGTTGGTGCCGCTCGTGACCGGCGTCGAACCGACATCGATAGATACCGCACTGCCGGCGGGTGTCGCCCACGAACCGTCGCCACGCCAGAAAGTCGTCGCCGATGCGCTGGTGCCGCTGTTGAGATTCGTGACGGGCAGGTTACCTGTAACGCCTGTCGATAGCGGCAGCCCCGTAGCATTTGTCAGCGTGGCCGCGCTGGGCGTGCCCAGATTGGGCGTCGTCAAAGTTGGGCTGGTCGCCAGAACGACGCTGCCGCTGCCCGTGGTGGCCACCTCGCCCAAGACGCCCGCGTTGTTATAGAAAATATATCCGTTGGTCGCGCCAAGTATTGTGGTCGTTCCCACGGCAATGGACGCCGCAGTCGCCGTTATGACGCCACTGCCGCCCAACGCAATGGTGACGCCGTTGACCGTCACGGAATTGTTGACCAACGACGAGTTACCGATGTTGGTCAGCGTGTTGGAAGAGCCACTGATAGTCTTGTTGGTCAGAGTGTCGGTCGTCGCACGGCCAACCAGCGTATCTGTAGCCGTCGGCAGCGTGAGCGTGCCGGTGTTTACAATGGTTGCAAATGAAGGCGACGTCAGGGTCGGGCTGTTGGACAGGACAACGGAACCCGCCGTGCCCGTGACAGTATACTCGCCAAGTGTTCCCGCATTATCGTACAGGACGCGTCCGGTTGATCCGCCCGTTACCGTCGTCGTGCCGATTTTCAGACTGTACAAGACATCGAGATCGACCCACTGCGGCGCGCTTCCGCTTGACGACAGCACGTAATTGGTGCTGCCGATGGCAAGCGTCGTCCAGACCGTGGCGTTGCGATATAACAGACTACCGTTTGCAGTACCGACGAGGTCCAGCACCGATGTTACAGTGGCATCGGTTGGCTGCGCAGACCCTCCCGTCACGTTTGCCTTAACCGTGCCTGCGTTCATGGCCGCAAGGTAATAGTTGGTGACGCCAGCGCCCGCGAGCCCGACTGTGCCGGACGTCGTGATCGTGCCGCCCGTAATGGGCGCGCTGGTGGCAACGCTGGTGACGCCCGGCGCGGGGTACGTGGTGGCCACATACGCGCCAAGCTGCGCCGTAGTCACGCGCGCCGATGTGCCCGCCTGCACGGCCTCGAACTGTTCCGTGCCGTTCAGCGCTATGGCTGCAGGGAGGTTCGGGATTTGCTGGACAGCCATATTACGCATCCACCGTCATGTCAGGGGCCCGGTCTCGGGCACATCGGTATTCTCGTACGGCAGCCCCGGATCGTCATTGCCCGGCGCGTTCGGATCGGTGCCCGGCTGCTGGTTGAGGCTGCCGGGCGGCGCGCCCGTCTGCTGCGTGACGCGCACGTTGTTGTTCTCCGTAGTGCGAACAACATCGCCCGGAATGGGAATGCCGGTGAAGAAGTCGGTCGTATTTTGGCCGCTGGTGGTGCGCTGATTAGACGAGGCGGCAACAAAATCCTGAACGCGCGGGTTCATGATCGGCACCGGATCGGCCGGGATCACGATGGCGCGAAGCTGCTGCTGTTGGTCGTCGTTGCACCGGTCGCAGACGAGAATGCGCGTGTTCTGGAGCGTGGCCCCTCGCCAGTCGAACTGCCATTGCAGATCAACGTGATTATAGCGAAATCCGCAACGATCACATATTGCGTGCGCTTGCGGTCCTGATGGACTGGTGCGAGCGCGACCGGATCGAGAAGCGTAGCCCATCAGACGTCATCCCAGAACAGGTGCCGTTCGTCGGCAGGCACGCGATCTTTCTTAGAGATATTTTCAAATGTCGTCAGAACTTGCAAATTCCACGGCATATGAAGGCCGGCGAAGTTGCGTCCCTTGAGCGGATGTATGTGATCAACGTGATGCTGCACGCCAGTCTGCATCGTGCGAGCGTCAGCAATATCGTACATCTCCTGTATCTGCGCGCGGTGAATGGCGGTAAGCCATGACGGAGTAGCGTTCATTTTCCGCGCTCGCTTCTCGCTGTCTTTGCGACGAAGATATGGTTTATGACTGACACGCCACCGACTGTAGGCTTCGGCTACGGCAGCAGGATTTTCTTTTTGCCATTGCCGCGCATACGCGTTTATGCGCTTTTTGTTTTTGGCGTAGTAGTTTTGTTCTTGAGTTTTGATGCGCTCAGGGTGCCGGTCTTGATACCGTTTTTTGCGCGCGGCTACCTTGACCGGATTGTTCTTTTGCCACTCGGCGACGTGTTTAAGCGTGCACGTTTTGCAACGCCGCGAGCGTCCGCCAAGCGCCCCGGCGTCTTTATAGAATGCTTCGAGCGGTTGCTCGACGTTGCATTTGGTGCAGATGCGTGTGGCCATGGGTCATCCTACCACACTATGGTCGGTAATATCCGAAAACCATTGGAGATATGAACTGCGACGCCTGCTCGATGTTCTGTTCGGCCGCGATCTTGTACGTCTCGTCGGCGGCGGCCTTGAGCCCCGCCGCGATCTCGGGTTTCCAGACCTTGGCCAGCCGATAGGCGAGCCCGTCGGCGAAGGCTTCGAGCCAGAGATACGGAATGTCGACCGTCTGCGCGTTCGCGATGTTGGCGTCCTGCAGGCGTCGCACGCGGTAGTACTTCAGCGCCGACGTGCTGCTGCCATCGGGCACCGGCCACAGCGTAACCGTTGGATTGATCAGGCGGTCGAACCAGTAGACCGTCGGGAAGCCCTGCTGTTCCTTGTTTGGGTAAGTCGCGTATTCGGAACGACTGACCGGCAGGATGACGCGGTCGATGCCGCCGCCGCTCTGCGGCGTGACCATGTACGCATCGAGGATCATCACGGTGTTGCTGTCAACCGGATACGTCGTGACGCCCTGCGTCACCGGCGTCGTGACAAGGTCGACGGCCCACAGGTTGACGCCCATGTTCGACCACGTCGACAGCATCAGGTTCGTGGCGACGCGCGCGCTCTGCAGGTGTTCCTGCGTGAGCGACGTATTCCTGAGCTGGCAGAGGTTGAATGCGTAGAGCGTCAGCTCGCCAAGCGAAGGATCAAAAGTATACGTCCCACTGGTCGTCATTTACTGAGGCACGATGCCAGTCTGGAGGAACGTCGCCGTGACGGTGGCCGGGTTCGTGTTGCTGTTTACCAGAACACGAACGAAGAGCGGCTGATAGGCTACGTTGGTCACGGCAGAACTTGCAGTTGCGGCGACAAGCTGCGACCACGTCATCGCCGCAGGCAACACGACATTGGTCGGCGAATTGGGGTCGTCGTAGCTTTGCTGGATCGTGTAGTTGATCGTACCGGAGACGACAGCCTGAATGCTGAGATTGGGCAGCGCGTATTCATCGAGGCGAACCCACGGGCTGCCCGCGATGCCGTTGGTGCCGATGGCAACCGTGCCGGCCGAGGAGCCGCTCGACGTAATCGACGTGATCGTCTTGTAGTCAAGCACGGTATAGGCGGTCGGGTTGCCCCCGTTGAGCGTTTCGCTGATTACATCGCCCGCTGCGTTGGTTCCGGTAATAGTGAACGTGATGCCGGTGTCGTTGCCGCTGCTGGTAAACAGCACGCGGCGCTGCTGATCGAGCGTGGCAACGCCGCTGGCAACCAGCGTGCCATTCAGCGTGACTGCGCCGGCGCCCGCAATGGCGCCTGCCGTGCGAATATTGTTGGTGGCCGCCGCGGTGTAAGGGCCGCAGGTGACGACGATTGGGCGCATCTCAGGCTCCTAACACTTCACATCCCACTTCTTCAGCGCAAGGTTGATGCGGCTGTTCGGATCGTGGGCGGTTTTGGATGACGTCAGCTTTTCCTTCATCCCGCACATGCGGGCACGGAAATTGTCGCGGCGCGCGGCGCTGGCCGGGCTGCCCTTTGCCTGCTCGGCGGTGACCGGCGGCTTGATGTTGTGTCCGATAGCACGAAGGGAAGCGCGCCCGGTGGCGTTGAGGCCGCCAGACGGGTCCTTACCCTCGCGACGTTGCCATGCCGGTGTGCGGGCCATGCGTTCCTCGAAGAAGTGACGGGGGCCGAAGCCCCCGTCTTCGACCTACCTAGTCGATCTGCTTGACGTGGCGGCCCTTGGCGGGCGTGCCTGCGTGAGCCGACGACAGCGGGTTCATGTTCGAACCCGTGCGGCCGCCGCTCTTGCGCGGCATGCGGCCGGCGTGATGCTTGGCATGCTTGCCGTGCATCTTGACGGCCTTGCCACCATGCTTGCGCTTGTTGGCTTCGCTGATGATCGGCTCCGCGTCGGCGGTGCGCGACGGCGGGTTCTTGTTTTCCTTGTACTCGGCGACACCGCCTTGTTCGCGGTGCTTGCGATGACGAGCCTTCATGGCTTACTCCGTTAGGTCGGGTTGACGGCGATGCCGGAAGTCGCCGCGGTGACAGTGCCACCATCGACGTAAATCTGGCCGCGGGAGGTCGCGTCGGTGCCGAACTCGCTGATACCGACGAGAGTGACGTCCTTCATCAGCAGCAGGCCGCCGGCCGACGCCGCGAGGGTCGAAAGACCGGTCATGGTCGTCGAAGTCGACTGCACGTTGTTGATGAACGTGCAACGGTCGAACTTCTGCCACCGGTCGATATCCGCCGCCGAAGCAACAGAGATGCCGATGGTATTGGCCGAACTCGTCTGGAAGACGAAGTTGCAGTCGATGAACGTGTTGCGCGGCGTACCGCCGGCGAACTTGAGCGTGGCGTTTGCAACCGTACGGGTGACGGTATCGAGGCCAAACTCGCATCCGACGAAGGTGTTCTCGCCCGTGCTGCCGGTGATCAGCAGCGACAGGCTCGACGTCGACTGGGCCGAAGCCGCGTCGCCCGCACCACCGAACATCACGTTCGAATAGTAGTTGCGGCCACCGCTGTCGGTCCACGCGATCTGGTTGTTGCCGCCCGTCGAGAAGCCGTTGAAGACCTCAAGGTTCGAGAAGATACAGCCAGTGGCTGAGACAACGATGAAGTTGCCCGACCCGAAGGTCGCCTGCGTGTAGGTGCCGGTCGGCGGCGCGATGCGAGCACGCTGCGAGACCTTGGTCGGAGCCGCCATGCCCACGATGTGGCAGGCGTTCTTCGTCCAGTTCAGCGTGCCGGCGGTCGCCGACGGCGTGATGGTCTGCGCGTTCGCCAGCGAAAGCCGCTGGCTGCCCGAAGCAGCACCGTTGCCGACGACTACGGCCACATCGTTCTGACCGGCCACCATCTTGTCGTGTGCGCCGTAGAGCGTCTGGAGCGGCTGGTCCGCAGCCCCCGAGTTGCCGTCGCTTCCGTTGACGTAGTCAACGAAGTAGACGCTTCCCGAGGTCAGCGGAAGACCGGACATTCCCATGGTGGGAACACCGGCAACTTCCAGACCGCTCAGGTGAGTAATGCCCATGAGAGCGGCTCCTTGTTAGGTGGTCGGGAACGATCCGTAGATCGCACGGAAGTTGTAGTAGCCGAACGAGTAGCGCTCGTAGCCCTTGACCAGCAGGTTGTCGGTGACGAAGTCCACCTGCATGTCGGTCTCGAACTTGATGCGCTCCATGTAGGAAAGCCCATCGATGTTCGTGAGCAGGAACCACGGATACGCCGAGGTCAAGAAGTCGTTGACCATGTACCCTTCCGGCAGGCCACCGGCCGTCGAAAGGATCGCGTTCACGTCGTTGTCCGCGGTGCCGGGGCGCAGTTCCGTCTTGGTCAGGCGGATCGCGACCGGCTCGTTCTGCGGCGCCACGATGAGCTTGCGCGCACGGGCGAAGACCTTCAGGCCTGCCTGATCCTTGAAGTTCGTACGGACGGCGATCATGCCGTTCAGCAGCGAGCCTTCGTTAAGATCGACCTGCACCGACGGCTTGTTGGCCACCGTGCCGCCGTCGATGGGATGGTCGGTCGCGCAGAGCGCCTTGCCGTCACCGCCGATGGAAGCGTTGTAGGTGGTCGCCGTGTTCAGGATGTTGGCGCCGTAGATTTCCTTGGTCTGCTGGAAGGACTCGATCAGACCGAGGTTCGACGGATGGAACTGCGTCTTGTACAGGTTGTCGTCGATGGCCTTGCGGGTGATCGCGTAGCCAAGGGCGATTTCGGTGTGCTCCTGATTGTAGACGTAGCGTTCGCCGGCGCTGTTGTCGAACGCGGTCTGGCCGCCTTCGGTCTTCAGCTGGGCGAGGCCGAGGTAACGCATTTCAGCGGTACGCTCCAGAGCCATCTTCGAGTCGTGCTTGGTGAAGATTTTGTCGTACTGAGACGGGATCATCTCGTACTTGCCTTCGACACCGCGCAGGCCCGGAAGGAGCAAATCCTTGATGGCAGAAAGATTAACAGCCATTGGTCGTTACTCCTTAGCTGATACCAGTGGGGCCGGCGCCGTTCGAGCGCAGCCACTCGTTGTTGAACCCGACGATGACCTGATTGTAGGCCGTGGTCGGATCGGCACCGTTGGCACCGGGAGGCGCGACGATCAGGCCGCGCACGATGAACGGGTAGGTCACCGTGGTGCCTGCCGAATCGAGATAGGCGCCCGACTGACCGTTGGCGGTGGTGCCGGTGCCGATGGCGAACTGGGCGTACTGCCCGACCTTCGAGCTGGTGACCGTGGTCAGCGAGCCCGTGATGTCGAACGTGGTGCTGTTGCCCATGACGACGAACTGGGCGTTCGGGTCGTCGATGACGTAGGCTTCAACGTCGCCGGTAGCATCGCTGCCGGGCCAGTAGTTGCTCCACACCGTGCGCTTCTGCGAGGTGGAGAGATACTTGCAACCGACGAAGATGCCGGCCAGCGTGGTGGTGCCGGCCGCCGCCTGCGTGATGTAGCCGTTGGCGGTGGAGACGACCGGCATGACCGGATCGCCGAAGAAGACCGCCGTCGAATCGGTCGAGGCGATCAGGCGGGTCGACTGAGCGAAGGTGGGAGCGCCACCCGAGCCGCCGTAGTACTGACGAAAACCGAAGGGGCTGTTCGTGTTGGCCACAGCCATACCTCCTTGTTACAGGAAGCGGCCATAGCAGCGCACCGAGGCGCTAGGGTCGCAGGGACAGTCTCTAAGCGCCCACACCGGGGGACGCGACGAGCCTATGATGCGTAAAGACGTCTTCCGCGTCTACTTGACATTATGTCAGTAACGTGGTAGTATGTTCTCACGATCATGGTGATCGTTACGGAGATACAAATGGCATTGAAGGTCGGGGACAAGGTTCGCATAAAGCAGGGCAAGAAAAACGTCGGGCCCACGTTGTGGGTGATCACAGAACTATTGCCCGCGTGTGGCTGCATGATCAAGGAAGTGTCGGACGCGGTGGATTACGCGCCGCAACGGTTCGACACTTCGCTTCTGGTCAAGGCATAAAAAACGAAGGGGGCCAACTGGCCCCCTTCCCTCTGTCCCTGCGTCCCTACTTGTCGTCGGGAACCGGCATGGCTTCGTAACTTTTCTTGATCTGCGGCCGCGTACGCGGATCGGAGAATTCCTTCTCCATCGTGCCCGGCGGCGCCGCGGCGAGCTGCTGTTCCTTGGCCCTGACCTGATTGCGCGCCTTGCGCAGGTCGAGCTGCTCGACGCGTTCGGTGATCTCGCGCGGCCGCTGCATCAACACCATGCCCTTGCGCTCGATGGTCTCGCCCTTCCAATTGACCGGCATCATCTCGGGATGCCGACGCGCCGGCACCGGTTCCCACCCGGTACGGGCCAACGCCACCTGATAGGCCGGGTCTTCCTGACCGTAGACCGTGCGACGCTTCCACTCGTAGGTCCAGCCATCCGGCACCATGTCGGCCGAGATGTAGAACTCGTCGACACCCTCGTCCATGTCGCCAAGGTGGCCAAGAATTTCGGCCGCGCGCTTCTTCGCGGCCGCGCGAGGATCGTCTTCGCGCAATTCGGGACGCATCGCGGGACGCGTATCGTCCAGTTCCTCGGCTTCGGGGCGCCGCGCGCGGCGGCGACGGCCGGCGGTCTGTGGCATCGGGTCCATTAGTGCAGCCTTCCTTCTTTCTTGAGCGCGACCTTGTTCTTCGCGTATTCCTCGGGGGTCATCTTCATCATCTCGGCCATCTCGCGCTCTTCGGCGGTGAGACGAACCACGTTTCCGCCGCGTGTGTCGCGGCTCACGGGCGCCGCGGGCGGCGGCGTGGTCGTGCGGCGCGCCGTCGGCTGCGACGCTTCCGACAACGCTTCGGCCGGCGGCGCCTTCTTGACCTGCAGCAGGCTCTCGACCGTGGCGAAGTACTCGTCACTGTCGGCGACGTGGCCGTCGGCCATCGCCATGTTGTGCGCCGCGATCATCTTCTGATTGAGGCGCGGGTCGGTCACAAACTGCGGGTGCTTGCGCACCCAGTCGGCAGATCGTGGCGAGAGCTGCGTCGCGAAGGCCTCGACCGGATCGGACGGCCGCTGCACGGGCGCCACGGGCGCGGGCGCGCTTTCGAGCGCCTGCTTGCCCTGTTCGAGCTGCAGCAACTTGGCTGCATGACTCGACATTTCTTCCTGATAGCCGGCGGCGGCATCGTAGTCGCCCGCCGACATCGCGGCCTTGTAGTTGGCCTTGGCGATCTCGTTGCTCTGGCGCAGCGTATCGATGGCGTTGGTCACCAGATGCAGGTTCGTCTCCTGCACGGTGCCGCGCGCCGCGTACGCTTCAAGTTCGGCCTTGTGCTTGGCCTCTTCGGCCGCCTTGGCGCGCGACTCGGCCGCCGCCAGCCGCTGCTTCAGGTCATCGACGCCCTCTTCGAGCGTGACTTCCTTCGGCTGTTCGACGACTTCGGGCTGTTCTTCGACGACAATCTTCTCTTCTTCAGCCATGGTTCCCTCACCACACACGATCAGGTTGATCGACCTTGCCCCGGATCGCGACGTCGTCGATCAGGCGACAAGCCACTCCGTTGACATTGATCGGCCAGCCGTCACTTGGCCGGAAGATCACCCAGTCTCTTTCCTCGATGTTGACGTTGGCGAACCACTGTCCGCTTTCGTCAACGAAGGCACGGGGGCCTTTCTTGATGACGAGGCCCGCCTTGCCCTGAATGCGGTCCTCGTCGGTGTACTGCTGCGTCAGGATGATCCCCGACTTCGTCTTGGTCGGACGAACATAGATCGCCACCAAGACCGCGTTGTTGAAGACGTCGATCCCGTTGACGTTGCCGACTTTGTCGAGCAACTCCGTCTTGGGATCGACCTCATGTGCCATAGCCATTTGCGGCATCTCAGCTCCTCTCTGCGCCTTTCACGATGGCCTCCGCTTCCTCATAGAGTTCGAGCGCCTCGCGGAGGCCGTTGAAACGCCCGGTTTCCTTCTTGTAGTCCTGTTTCTTCATGGTTCCGTTCATGACGGCGTGCGTGACAGTCGTCAGCCGTTCATTGACCAACTCGGCGAACTTCGTGCCAAGCCTCGTATCGTAAGTCTGTGCGCTCACTGGCTCCTCCCAGTAGCCGGGGTGGGGCGCCGCACCGTGAGGAGACAGCGCAGCGCCCCGGTCGCCGGCCGGCGATTACCGTTTGTGCTTCTGGATCGCGGTCTTCTCGATGCGACCCATGCCGCTCAGGGCACCAGCGTCCATGTCCTTGTAGGAACGGGCGCGGCCGCCCGACAGGCGCCCGATGCGCTTGCCGTGCTCGATCTCAGTCTTCTCCAGACGGCCCATGCCGCTCAGGGCACCGGCGTCCATGTCTTTGTACGACCGGTAGGCACGGCCGCCGGCCTTGCGGGGCAGCGGCGGCATGGCTCCGGGCGCGCCGCCGGCGAGGCCTGCAGGGGGAGGACCCGGCGGCAACGGCATCGGCGGCGCGCCCGCGCCCATCGGCATTGGCAGGGGAGCGATGGGCGGGACGGGAAGCGGCGAAGGCGTCGGCACCTTCGGCATCATCGCCTGCTGCTGGTCGGGTTTGCCGGCGTTGACCAAGATGACGATGTTGGTTTTGCCCTTGGTGCGGCCGCCGCGAGCGCGCTTATCGCGCATCATGGCCTGCGCCGTGCCATGCGCGTCTTCAAGATCGTCGGTGTGGTAGTCAGCGTTAGCCTGATGCTGCCCGTTCACGTAGTGCTTGACACGGTATTCGCCCCAGTCGGCGTCCTTGTAGACCTTGGCGGTGCGCCCTTCGGGGCCCGTGTGCGTCTTGACCAGCCGCAGGCGCGGCTTGTCGTCCATCGACGCGTACGTGCTGCCACCGCGGGCATGCGGCATGCGGCCGCCGGTCGGGCGGGTGCCGCCGAAGTACGTACCGCCGCCCTTCTTGCGGCCGGTGCGCGGCGCGCCCGTCACCGGGTTCTTCATGTCGGCATCCGGCGGCATCGAGCCCCGCTTCGGCTCCGGCATCAGTTCGCGCGTCCGCTTATCGAAGTCGGACTCCTGCGCGGACGGCGGCATGAGAAGCCGTTCCGTCCTGACGTCTCGGCTATCTTCCAGCATATCGTTAATACGCCGGTTATACGCGTTCTTTTCTCGCTCCGTCATGGAGCCGCCAGCCTGCTTGCGCGTGCGACCGCCTTTCTTGAGCTTGATCTCCTCGTGCTTGCCGCCGTGCATGTGCTTGTCATGCTGGCTGATCGCCTTCTTGATCAGCTTCTTGTCCTGCTCGACGTCGCCGCCGCGCTTGTAGCCGCCGACGTGGGCGCCGCCGCCGTCGCGTGCGAGGTTGGCCTTCTTGTCGTTGCGGTTGATCAGGTCGGTGACGAGAGAGCGGCCACCGGTCTTCCGCTGCTTGCGGTCGGCGCGTTTCATCGCCTCGACACCTTCGCACTTCTCGATGACCTTGCCGCCCTTGCGGAAGGCACGGCGCGAGATCGGGCGCATGCCAGTCTTGGCGCCCGTGTTCATCATCTCGGGCGGCGACCACGTCGACGCGTCGACCTTGGCCTTCGGTTCGCCGGCAGTTAGCCGCTGAATCTTGTTCTTCATGGCCGCGCGAGCGGCCCTCGCCATTTCACTCATTTCTTGCTCCTTATGACCGCGAGCGCGTGCTCGATGATGGACTTCGACTTGGCGGGCGACTTGGTCTTGCCCCGCTTCAGCCAGTGCTTGAATGCCTCCAACGACATCGGCTCGACCGAACGGATGCGGTCGTGGCCCTTGCCGTCACTGAAGGCCTTCACGTAATCGGCAACCGCCGCGCGCTCCGAAGAGTACGCAAGCATTGCCTTGTGCTCATCGAAGTGTCCAGTTCGATGATCATTCTGGTTGATTATGAACACCATACGGCTGTCGCGGTCGGGCCCGACGAACACGTCAACGTGGTCGCCGTCGGCACCTTCCGTGCGCTTGATGTAGCCGTAGTCGGCCGGCATCGTGCAGCGCCACGCTTTGCCGTTCGGGTCCTTGCCTTCCCGTGTCGCGCCTTTCGGCGTCTCAATGGAGACCGGCAGGCCGTGGAAGCTGATGTGATGCTTCTTGTAATTGCCGGCGTGCTTCTGCGCTTCCGTGGGCAAAACGAGCCCGCCGCGCTTAAAGCCGTCTCCCGTACCAGCCGCCGCGGCAGCCGCCGCGTCGCCAGCAGCACCAGCAGCACCCGGCCCGCCAACGCCAGCGTTCCCGCCTCCAGCGCTATCACCCCATGATCCCGTTCCTCCGTAATCTGCTGTTACAACAGGTGCCGAAGACGGTGGCGGCGACGATATAGGTACGGGGGGCGCAGGTGGCGTGTAAGGTTTTTGCGGCGCAAAAATTTTATCTATATCGCCGACTTGTGCCAGCATCTTTTTGTAGGCGTCATTGCCGCCGGCGTTGAGTAACCCGGACCAGTTCTGCGCGGCGGGCGCGGCGACTTGCGGCGCGGTCGACGGCGCCGCCGGTGCAGTAGTCTGGGGCGACTGGCCAAGAAGCTGCGCAAAAGCGCCACGCAGGCTCTGCCCGTATTGATTGATGTTATCGGCCATTGGTCTTCCTTGCGATCTTCAAGGCGCGGGCGATGACATTACCGCCTGTTTTCAAACCGTATAGGGGCATCTTTTTGATCCCCTCTTCAGCTCCTTCAACCATCTGCTGCGAGACAGGCTCAAGTACATAATTGCGCTCGAAGAGCGTGCGATACCCTGCCCGCGCCATAGGATCGAGCGAATATGGATCAACATGAATGCCTTTGCCTGCAGACGGCGTCTTTGCAAAATGCGCAGTCGACACCGGCAGAGCGTAGTGCCGCGGCGAGAACGGCACTGTGCCGACATATTCGCCGGCCATGCCCGCAGGAAAAGACGGATGTTGCGACGAGGGAAGTTTTTCCGAAGGTTTGAGCAGCGCCACGTTGCCGCCGATCACATTCTGCGGCACGCCCAACAGCTTCGGGTCGGTGACGGCAACACGCGTGATACCGACATGCGGGAAACCCTCGTCGGTCCACATTTTTTTGTCGAGATATTCAAGGATGGCCTTGCGTTCGTCGCCGGTCAGCTTGGTACGTGCAAACTCGCTGGCCTTCTTCGGGTTGTCGATGCCGGGCCAAGCGCCCATCTTTTGCTTAACGCGGTCGCGTATTTTGTCGATCTTGTCGGTGCCGCCCATGATGAAACGCCCGTTGCGCATCGCGACGTCGAACTTGTTCTTGGCGCCCTTGGTTAAGTCATCAGGATTCACCTGAGCCATCACGGCGTCAAACATGTGATGCGCAAAGTCGCCGCCGGTACCGCCATACGGCGAATACATGCCGAACACAGGGCCTTTTTTCGACAGCTCGCGTACAAGCGAATTCAATCCGCTGACGACGCCGCTGCCGCTGGCCCATGCACGCCCTTTGACGGGCTCGCGAATGTAGTCGGGGCCTGCAAAGACCTTGACCGGCCAGTTAAGTTTCTTGCCGTTGATCTCGTGCACCGTTCCAAAGCGCGTGCGGTCGCCTGACAAGTTCAAGACATGGCCGCCCTTGCCGATGGAAGCAAAGTCGCTCCACGACATCGGGTTTTCGGGCTTGAGCGAGTATCCTTTCGTCGCCAGTGTCTTGGTCATCACGTCGCGCGCGGCGACGGGTTGCGCCACGTTGTAGTACGCGCTGGGGTCAAGCTCACTGGTAGACGCGCCCGCGCCCAGCGGCATTGCGTAAGTGCGCGCAATCTTGAGCGCTTTCTCGATGTTTTCCTTGTTCGGCTGCTCGTACGGACGAACGATACCCGCTTTGCGCAGCAATGCCTTCAATTCGGCCTCTGCAGGCAGCGCGGCCGCCATACCTTGCACGACAGGATGCGACGCGATCAGAGAAAGCGGCTTCTCGGTTTGGCGGCCGCCGCGCTTGGCTCCGCGCAGCGCGCGCATCAGGTCTTCATGCGTCGTTTCTTCGCCGGCGGCCTTGTCCCAAATCGTGTGGTGAGCAAGGTGCTGGTAGAACGGCGACATCTCCGGGTCGTGTTTCAGTTTCAGTTCCGATTGGCGCCCGGCCAGCCGGTTGACGGCGGCCTCGGAGGCGCCTTTACGACTCAAGATTGGCGCCGCGTCTTTTGTCGGCTGGCCAGTATGCAAAATGAGCTGACGCGCATCGAGCGTCGGCTGATCGCCGCGGCCCAGCATCGAAGCAAGGAAGCCTGCTTTACTCTCAGCGATGCCCGGCATGCGCATTTCGCCGCGCCACTCTTCGGGAGCGCTTTGACCGCGGTGTGCGCGCGCAATCAGCTCCGACACGCGGCCTTCTTTGCCCGGCAAGTTGAGAGCCGCCCAACGCAACGCCATCGGTTCGGTCTGGTCCTTGCCGAACCGCCGCATGGTATTGCGCGCGTGCTCGATGGCTTCTTCATCGACGCGGCCGGCCTCGGCTTCGTCGAGATATCGCTGGCCCATCTTGGTGTGCAACCAGTGGCCCATTGCGCCTTCGGGACGCACGCGACCCGTAACATCCGGCGGCAACTCAGTGAAGGCCTTGCGCAACGTCTCCGCCGGCAGCGCGCGCCGGCCGATGCTGGCACGAGTGATCGCGTAAGCCTTGATCAGATCGCGCGGTGTCAGGCCGTGCGTGGTAGCGCGGCGCGCGGTTTCGTCCATGAATTCGCCAAACTTGTGGACGTGGCTTGGTATTTCATCGAGTTGCAGCTCGTTGCGCACGTCCTCAAGAGGACGCCAGTGCCAGTTCGCAATAGGATCGTCGACTTCGCCGCCGCGCTTGAACTGGTTGAAGCCGTTGGCCTTGATGCTATCGCGCATCTGCGGCGTGACGTCGAGGCTGTGAAGCGGCGTGTCTTTCGCCGTTTTCTGGTAATCACGAAACTGATCGTTGACATGTTGTTCGACAAGTTGCTCCCGATCACGTTCGTCGCGCCCGTAGTCGGCAGCATAATCGCTGGCCGCATCGTAGTCCGGTTTGAATTCGGCCGGCGCCAGAGCATCGCCATTCAAATGCACCTTGGCCTTCGGGTCGTGCTGCTGCGCGAGTGCCTGCAGCCGCTTCGGCAGGATGTTGTCGTAGTAGCCGCGCATGCCGCTACCACCAACTTCAAGGTCAAGTCCCCGCAGTACTTTGCCGTTCAAAGATGGGTGCGTTTCGCCTTCGCCGCGCACAATTTTTTGCGCGATTTCTTTGCCAACTTGCGCTGAAAGTTTTTGCTCGGAGAGTTCATCGCCAAGGAGATGATTGTCTCCGTCAGGGAGATGGGCATCTACTCGATATGTCCCGTTAGGGTTCTTGGAGTGCTCCAACGCCGTGGCATGTTTTGCCAGCGAATAACGCTTGTTCTGCTCGTTACCCGGCGTGACGACGACCTTGTCGTAGCCGCCGTGCGCGGCTTCGTGCAGCACGCGCTTCAGCGCGAGGTCGGTCCACTTCTGGGTGTTGTCGACGTAGGGGCCGTGAGGAATGCCCGGTTCACCCGGAAGATCGCGGTCGCGTACTTCCGTCATACCGCGTACGGTCTCGGGAAGTGACGCGTGATACTTACGCGCCTCGTCAAGAGTCTCGAACGGTTGAGACTTATTGCCCGACCGAGTGTTGTACACTTCGTAAATTTTTGCCGGTGATTTCGCAAACCCCTCTTCGCGTCCCTTCTGGCCCCAGTCGCTCTGCACTTCCTCGACATGCAGCACCTTCTCGCCGTTCGGTCCCTTGCGGTCGGACATGCGGATGTGGGCGAGGACGTTGGGAACGTCATCCCAATGGCCGCTACGGAACCCAGCGGTTTCTTTTTTGCGCTGGTCAGCTTCTTCAAGGCGATTGAACGCTATGCGTGCCGCATCGACCTCGTTAGAAGCGCGTCGATAATCGTCATCTGAAAGACGCGGGTTTTTGCTGAGTTGGTCTAAAAGTGCCTCATCATATGCTTGTGACGCCGCTTCCATGCGCTTGTGCGCTTCATTTAATTCAGGCGACGGCACATGCGGTTCAGAGGGCGTGTGCAACAGAACTTCGCGATAATTCTGCCCGCCGGGAAGCTCCAAACTTCCATCACGCCCATAACGAGCCTTCGCTGACTGTGGATTATCGCCCTCGTACGTCATCTCCTCAATCGGTACCGCGTGCTCGCGCAGGTGCCTCGCGGCTTCCTCGCGCGGGATGGCCTTCGCAGGCAAGTCGGCAAAGCCGCTGTGCTTGATCTCGTCGGGCTTGATGCCGGGCATCGCCGCGAACTGCGCCGGCAGCGCCTTCTTCTGGCCCTTCTGCTCGATCAGGTCGGCGGCGCCGCTTTTCAACTTGAAGGGCGGGACGTTGCCGCCATCAGCATAGTGCGACGGGCCAATATACTTGCCGCCGCCCGGCCCTGCGTAGCCACCGCCGCCGGGTGACGGATCGAGGCCGCCGCCCGGACCCGGATAGATGTTGGCGACGCGACGCAAGAGCGCGCGCTGATCGCGGGCGACCATTAGGGCACGGCGGGCAACCTTTTTGGTCACGGCTTCTTCGGCGCGGGTTTCGGCCGCAGACGTTCGAGCGCGATCTCATGCGCGTGCTGGGCTTCGCGTTCGGTCGTGGCGTGCGCCTGCGCCGTCTTGGTCTTCATCAGGTCGCCCACCAGTCGCAGGTTCGCTTCCTGCAGGCTTGCCTGCCGTTCGAGGTCGCGGTTCTCGTCTTCCTTGAGCGCGCGTTCCTGCTTGAACTGCACGTCCTTGGCCTTGGCCGCGATGTCGGCCGCCTTCAGCGCCATCTCTTGGCTCTTGTCCTCGGGCGGCGCCAGCCCCGTCGGCTGCTGCGCCTTCATTGCCTCGACCTGCACGCGCTGGCCTTCGAGCTGCAGCTTGCCGGCGTCTGCCTGCGCCTTCTGGGCGAGCGCCTCGCGCTTGATCTGCTGGTCGCTCTGCTTGAGCTTCAGCTCTTCCATGCCCTTCTGCACTTCGAGCGGCGGGCGGTTCATCGCACTCGGCGGCACGAAGAACTGCTCCGGGTTGTTCCAGCCCAGCGCCTGCAGCGCCGCCGTGTCGACCGCAATCGGATCGTAGAGCGTCGGACTCAGGCCCTGCAGCTGCTTCAGCGCCATGACCTTGACGATGCGCTGCGTGTGGCTCGCCGTGTTTGGGTCCGCCTGCGGCACCAGCGCCTGCGCGTACATGTCGAGCGCGTCGCGGAACGTCTTCTCGTCCCACTGGAACGCGGGCTTGCGATTACGCTGCCAGAAGCTGTCGGGGTGCTCTTTGAAACACTTGACGAGCAGCTGAAACTCCTCGGCCTGAGCGGAGTGCATGCGCTTATGCACACTGTTCAGGATTTTCTGCGCCTGCTCGATCAGCGCCAGCGTCGTGCCGACGGGCGCATCGGCCCTGCCTTCGCCAGTGGCCTGCTCCGACGTGCCGCCCAGCCGCTGACCGGTCTGGGCGATGTTCTCGACCAGTGCCATCAGCGCCTGCGACGGCTCCTTGTACGGCAGCGGCGAGATCGCCTGATTGATCGGCATGCCGCCCGTCTTCACGAGCGCGCCGCCGCCGGGCGGCACACGGAAGATGTTGCTGTTCTGCCGACCCCCCGCGTCGCTGAACAGGAAGCCGGGGAAGTTCGCGTACATGCCCGCGTCGAGCAGCTCGCGCCACGCCGCGGTCACCGCGTTCGTCGTGTTGCCGAGGATGTGCAGCAGGCCAATCGGATAGAAACCGAAGCCCGGCACGAACGTGTACGGCACGAACACCGCGCGCGCCTCGGGCAGTTCGGCGGTGTCGGGATCGTAGTTGCGGACAATGCTCAGGATTTGCTTGGTGCTGACGTCGATGGTCACGCGCCACGGGATTTCGAGGCCGCTCTCCTTGCCCTTCCACTTGTGCTCGTAGCCCTTGATGTTCAGCTCGCAGTAGCACTCGTAGATTTCGCGGTCGCGATCTTCCGGGTTCAGCGCCTCCGGTTCGACGCCCTGCTGCGCCTTCTTCTCTCGCTGCGCGCTGTTGAGCTGCTGCGGCGTCGGCGTCGAGAGCGGCACGTCGCGATACGTGCCGAGGATTTGCAAACGCTTGACCGTGCTCGGCCGCATCATCACGCGATGCGTGACGCGCTTGGCGCTGCGAATGTCGGTCGCTGCCGCGTTGACGATCAGGTCCTCGGCGTCGACCGTCTCGCTGACCGGTCGATTGCGCAGCGGGCAATAGTAGACCTTCTTGAACGCAAGCCCGCCGAAGCCAAGCATCAACAGCATGCGGTCGGTGTCGGGATAGTACTCGGTGGCGATGGCCGTCAGGTAGTGATTGAGGTCGCGCTCCAGCGCGTCGGCCATGCGGTCTGTCTGGAACGTCGCGTTGTTGTCGTCGACCCTGATCTTGACCGGGCCGTCGGTCGGCAGCAGCTCGGAGCGCGCGTTCGCCTGAAAGCGCAACACCGCTTCGAGCAGCAGTGGATGGCGCACACGGTTCATGCCCTCGACAGGCGCGCCTTCGGCGGCGCCGCCAATGCCCGGCACTTCGATCTTCAGGCCCAGCAGCTTGATGCCCTGCGCGCGATCCTCAATCCAGTCCTTGCGGCTGTCGATGTCGTCGCCGATGGCGCGGATCAGGTCGTCCGCGACGCGCGACAGTTCGAGGCCGTCGATCTTGTCGGCGAGGTTCGCGAACCAGCCTTCGTCGTAGGCGTCTTCGGCTTCCTCGACCGGCTTGCCGTCGAGGCTGATCGTGATCGAGCCGTCAGGATGGTCGATCTTGATGACGTTGCCCTTATCGTCGACATGCTCGACGTCGGCGTTCTCCGGTGCGTTCTCGACGACGACGTCCTCGCCCGGCGGCAACTCGCCGGGGTCGGGTTCAACCAAACGAATGTTGGGGCTCAACCCCGGCACCAGAGCCATTCACGGACCTCGCAAGCAGTCAAGATACCACAGGCGGCGGCTGCCATACTACTGACAGGATGTCAAATCCCATAGAGCGGCGCCGGCGACGCGCCGCGGTGGCGCAGGCTCTCGCCCACTTCGGCAATGTGCTCGCTGCTGCGTGTCAGCATGCGCAGCTGGCGCAGGTGCGTCAGCGCTTGGCTCACGGTGTCGACGAGGTCGTCGTGCTTGCCGCGGGGGAACGTCGAGCACTGGCCGATCACCATCTCGGCCCATTGGCGGTCGGGCGCATGGATCATGCCCTCGGCGAACAGGTGCTGCACCGAGTAGACACGCGCCACCTTGTCGAGCGCGCCCGGATTGACGAGCTGGACGGCGAAGTCCTCGTAGCCGAACAGGCGTCGCAGTTCCTGCGCCACGCTGTGGCCGGCCGCCTTGTCTTCGATCAGCAGCCTGTCGACCTTCATGTCCTTGCATGTCTTGGCGACGCGTTGCACGAGATCGTGCAGTTCGAGCCGCTCCTGCCACGCATTCATGAGCATGACCTTCGGCGACTGCTGCGCGTAGTCGCGCGGGTCGACGTTCGTCAGCCGCTCGCCGCGCATGACCTGCTTCGACGGCACCGCGACGGTGTCGGACGAAAAGATGCCCCACACCGTGAGCGCGCTGAAATCGTTCTCCTGCTTCGTCGTGTACGCGGTGTCGAGCGAGGCGACGATGTAGTCGAACGGCGGAAACGCGGGCGCATCGTGCAGCTGCCACCAGTCGCGCTTGATGATGCCGCCGCCCTTCGGTTCAGGTCGCTGCTGCAACTGACCTGCGGCCTTCCACGGGCCCAGTCGCTTCTTCAGAACCTCGACCTGCTCGCCGGCGAAACGATCAGGCCACAGCAGCTCGCCTGCCTCGGTGCGCGGGTCTTCCCATCCGATGCTGGTGACGAACGAGCGCTCAGGCTCGAACTCCATCGGCAGCATGAGATGCGTCCAGCCTTCGTCGGTGTCGAGGATGTGGCCGGTCAAGTCCTCTTCGCCCAGTCGCTGCTGGATCACGATGTACGCGCCCGTGCGCGCGTCGTTGAGGCGGGTCGACATCGTGCCGTCCCACCATTCGTTCGTGGTCTCGATCAGCGCCTCGGACAGCGCTTCGTTCGCCGCGTTCGGATCGTCGACCACGATGATGTTGCCGCCTTCACCGGTGACACGCGCGTCGACCGCGGTGATCAGACGCTCGCCTCGCTTGTCGTTCTGAAAGCGGCCCTTCGTGTTCTGGTCGCCCACGAGATGGAAGCGCTCGCCCCATAGTCGCTGATACCACGGGCTCTCGATCAGGCGCCGCGTCTTGACGCTGTCGCGCATCGCGAGCGACATCGCGTACGACGCATGCAGCAGCGGCACCTGCGGCCCGGCCGTCGCCGTTTCCGCGCGCTGTATCCAGACCCACGCCGGAAAGCAGACACTGACAATGCTCGATTTGCCGCAACGCGGCGGGATGTTGATCAGCAGCTTGCGTATGTCGCCGTCGGCGACCGCTTCGAGGTGCTCGCACATCGCTTCGAGCGGCCAGCCGTGCACGAACGGCGACGGATCGACGTAGCGCCACGCGCGCTGCACGAACGTATAGAGCGACGTTTCGCACTCGACGCGCTCAATATCGCGCAGCTCCTCGAACGGATTGATGTGTTTGCCGCCGACGTTCAGCAGTCTCATTGCGTGGTCTTGAAGTTGCCTGCGTAGTATTCGCCGGTGATCAGGCGAAGCACGTTGATCTGGTTGATCACGATCAGGCTCATGGCGACGTCGCTTGCGTCGGTGAGCAGCGTCTGTTCGGCATGCGCGCGCCAGTCGGCAACGAGAAAACGCACGCCGTGCTCGATAGCGTAGCGAACGATGTCAGGCGCGTCAGGCGGTGTCGGGGTCAAGTCGAGCAGCCACGAGGAGGGCGCTTCGGTCGGCGATGACGTGAGCGACATGGCGTTCGTACTCCTGCTTCATCGTTTCCGGTACAGCAAACCAGTCAGCGGCTGGCTTCATGCTTTCGAACAGGCGCCGCGCCAGTTCGCGCTTCGCGTGGCCGTCGTGATAGTTCATTCCGCCGCCTCTTGAAAGCAGCGCCACAGGCGATGTTCGAACACGAACTGTTCGACATCGAAGGGTCCGAGTCTGCCTTGCGCGCCCAGCGCCGTGAAGAGCAGCAACAGCGCCGGCATGTCGCCGGTCGCCGCCAACCGCGGCACGAATGTGTAACGCTTGTCGCCAATGTGAAAGACCAAGCTCTCGACGGCGCGCATCTCATTCACCATTGCGTTCAAAATGTTCGCGCGCGCCGTTCATTGATCGTCCTCTGACTTGCCTTTGGTGGCGGCCAATAAAATAGCTTTCAACTGATCTCTTTGCTCAGGCGCCAACGCAAGCACGTCGATCTTCGTCGCCTGCATCTCGACCGGGCCTCCGTCCTTGCCGGTGATCTCGGTGATGACCTTGTCACCGTAAACCTTCGGCAGGACTTTCGACAACAGCCACTTGCGCGTGTCGATGCGCAAGCGCGAACGCGCGATGTGTTCGAGGTCCGGCACAAGCTGCCCCTCCTCGTCCATCGTGTAATCGTTGTTCTTGTGATCCGCGATCTCGTTGATTTCATCGGCCCAGCGCAACGCGACGACGTGCTTCGCACGCGCGTACTTGCGCCCAAAACCATCGTGATCGTCGATGATCCACTGGTAAATCGTTCTGTCGCTGATCTTCAACGCAGCCGCAATCTTCGGCGTTGACATTCCGTCAGCCATCATCTGCAGGATTTGGTCCGCCAATTCGGGCGTGTACCCGGATGTTCGCGCTGCCGGCCGACGCCTCATCAGCCGAACCCCATCGCCGCGATCACAAACCAGCCAAGCAACCAGAGCGGCCACGCTTCAGGCAGCGCCAGCATTGCAATGAACATCGGCAGCGCCAACAAACCCGCGATCCAGCGGCAAATCAATTTTCTCACGCTCGCGCCTCCAGCAATTCGAGCATGGCGATGACCGACCGCGGGATCGGCGTCGCGCCGGCGAGCCACCGGTACACCGTGCGCACCGAGACGCCGGCCAGCACGGCCAGATCGTGGTTCGGGATATCGAGCGCCTCGGCCAATGCCAGAAGGCGCCGGGGGCTCAGGTCGAGCGCCAGTTCCGTAGACATCCTGTCAGATTACGCGTCCGCAACGAAAAACGCCAGCCCGAAGGCTGGCGTTTCCGGTTCCGGCGGCTAGTGGGGCTAGGCCGCCAGAACCTTTCCGGCCTTGGCCGAAACCTTCACGGTCGTGACCGTGATCGTCTTGCTGGCCGCGAGCAGCTGCTCCTCGGTCAGGTAGGAGCGCACGACCGGCATCTCCAGCCGGGTCTGCTCGAACGTGTTGATCTTGACCTTGAAGGTCTTGCCCTCGATCTCGGTCTCGCCGAGCGCGAGCAGCTTGACCTTCAGCTCGTCGGCCTTTTTGGACAGCGCCTCCAGCTGGGCCTTGACGAGAGCGTATTCGTCGACAAACTTGGAAGTGGCCATATTCGATCTCCTATTCGATAGCGCCTTGATTGGCGTGCCCCCCTTATAGGGCAAAGTTATCCGCACGTCAACACCCATTTAGCGACGAGCGGCGAATATCCCGTCTGTTCCAAATGCCGCACGCAATCCCGACGGCCGCAGTAGGCCTTGACCCGCGCGCCGCGCCAGTCGGCGCCGGGCGCCCCGACGCGGCCATGCCTGATCAGCCACGCGTAGCGCGCCGTGCCGAGCCCGTAGGAACGCATCAAAGCCGTAGGCGGATGCACCAGCACCCGGCATCCGCCGTACGCCGGCCGGGTCTGGTAACCGTCGCGAAGACGCTGGCTGTCGGTCAAAGAGATGACCTGCCCCGGCCAAGCTAGGGTAGCAGGGTCTGTGGGAAGCATGATATTAAAACTTTCCAATTTTTTTTATACTCCACCTGTATATATACCTATAATATATTCCATACCTTTATGTATATAGAGGAATGTACCCTCCCTACCTTATCATACAAGAAATGAATATATTCAAAGACTTACATCCATTTCTTAAAGAGACATGCTAACATTTGCATACCCTTTTTTCGGACCCTCGGGCCCTGACACGCTGCCCCTCGGCTCCGGTAGCGGATCGCGGCACCATTTCGCTACCAAAGGTAACCCACAAACAGCGCTTGACGGCTGCCCGGTAATGCCCCATAAGCGAGACATTGAATAGGAGATCGACATGAACCAGCTTTTCAAAGCTATCGTTTTCCAAGTCGCTTACGAGACAATTGGCGGTATTTCGGTCTTCGGCACGCCTGCCGAGCAGCGCGCGGCGTTCGTCGGATATCACACTGTGATGCTTCTCAAAGACTCAGGGCTGCCGACCGATGGCTCTTTCCGGCCGCTCACCAGCGACCTGCTCGTCAAGGCGCTGCGGATCAGGGTCGACGGCTACTTCGCTTCGCTGCAGGCGCCCCGCAACGAATACGTGCTCGTGTACGCTGACCCGATGACCGAGGTCGGCTCGTCGTTCTCGGTGATCAAGACCCGCTACAAGCAGCGGAAGGCCGCCGAGGCCGGCGCCGTCAACCTGACCCGGCGCTGCCAGTCCCCGGTCAAAGCGATCACGCTGGCCGAATTTTATGCCGCCCGCCGCGGCGTCATCCGCCGCAACATGATGGCCGACCGGGCCACGGCCGAGGAACGGGCCAACGGCTACACCGGCTGGTACGTCGAGGCGCTGGGCACCCCGGCCTACATGTCGCCGTCCTGCGAAGCCTACTGGCAGATGTAAAAAGGCGCTTGACGCTCACCCCCTGATGCCCCATTATAGGGGCATCGTAATCGCATAGGAGATCGACAATGACATCACAATCGCAGAAGGGCAGCGCAAGCTGGTCCGAATACCTCCGTCGCCCGGCCGTCCAATACGGCTGGCGCAGCGTCGTCGCTGGGCAGCCGTTCAACGCGGACTACTCGCACGACCCCGACCGCCAGCACGAGTACGAGGCCGGCCGCCAGATGGCTCTCGAAAGCGGCATGGCGTGCCCGCAGCCCGCACGCCGCGTTACGAAAGAGATCACGGCCGTGCGCGCCGCCATTCCGGCTTTTATGCGCCTGCTCCGAACCATGCACGACAACGCGCGTGAGGAGGCCAAGCGCGCCGCCGCGCTGCGCCTGAAGCTGCGCCACCACGAAAACCGGAGGGCCACATGAAACTCCAGACCACCGACGCGCAGCTGCACGCCCTCGAAACCGCGCTCAACGCGGTGCGCACGACAAGCGCCACCGTAAAAGTTGATAAGACCGCGCTACGTGCGCTGCTGCTCGACCACTACGCCCTCAACAGCGAAGTGCTGCGGAAGCACGGCTCGCTGCCGGAAACCACGCCATGAAGCGTGTTGACAGCTTGTCAATCACGCCCCATTCTTGCGACGTTATCGAATAGGAGATCGTCATGACATACGAAGAACTCTGGGCTGCGGCGCAGGCCGCCGCCACCAAAGCCGGCACCGAGTGCCGCCCGCGACCGATGACGGTTGCGCAGCACGCCAATCCCTTCGACCGCAACTCGGCCGTCGAATACGCCGAGACCGTGCTCGACGGCGCCTGCGGCTTCGCGTGGGTCAACATTCGCCCGGCCAACGGCCCGTTCGCGCGCTGGCTCAAGGTCAAGGGCGTCGGCCGCAAGAGCTACAGCGGCGGCTGGGACGTCAGCATCCACGCGTTCGACCAGAGCCACGAGCGCAAGGCCGCCGCCGCGCGCGCCATGGCCGCGGTGCTGCGCGACCACGGCCTCAAGGCTTACGCCTACGACAGGCTCGACTGATGCTCACGATCCACGATCACACGTTCGACTTGCGTTGGCGCGGTTGGGGCGAAAGTACGCCCCACATCGAGCGCATCGCGCAAGCGACATTTATGCGCCTGCTGAACATGTCGCCGGCTGAAGTTCGTCGGCTGGCTACCAACCGTCGTGCGCAGGCATCGATGGCGCAGGGCGCGAAGCTCGCCGCGAAAACGCTACTTGAAAAGCGCGGTAAACTCGTGCCACAAGGCGGGGACATCGTTCTGGAGGTAGTAAATGCAGATCAGCGTTCCTAAGCCGGGAGCACCGCGCCGTCTGGCGCGTGCCGCGTACCTCCTGTATGGCCCGCAACATATCGAGCACGTCGCGCGCCTGCTCGACGTCGACCGCAAGACGGTTTACCGCTGGCGCAGCGGCACGACACCGGTCCCCGACTACGTCTGGGAACCGCTCAAGGTGGCGCTGCTGCGCCGGCAGAAGGAAATCAACTCGTTCTTGGAGGCATAGGATGGCTATCGTTCGCAAATCCGACAAAGCAACTGGCGGCGTAACCAAAGCCGAGAAGGCCGCGATGGCCGAGCACGCGAAACTGTGGATCGCCCGTGCG